CTGGAAAGTATAACCTTGACTACTTTGAGAACAAGGCGGTTCCAAGATATATCATCACCGTAAAGGGTGCTAAATTATCAACAGAGTCTGAGCGTAAATTGCTCGAGTTTTTCCAAGTAGGCCTAAGAGGTAAGAATCATAGATCTCTATACATCCCGCTTCCTCCAGATTCACCAGACTCTAAGGTTGAGTTTAAGATGGAGCCAATTGAGGCGGGAACACAGGAGTCATCATTTAACGTATACCGTAAATCTAATAGAGATGAAATCCTATTATCTCACCGTGTCCCAATTAATAAAATTGGAACTCCAGAAGGAGTTAATTTGGCGGTGGCTAGAGATGCCGATAAAACATTTAGAGAGCAAGTATGTCGTCCAGCCCAAATGAATTTAGAAAAGAAATTAAATAAAATTATTGAGGAAATGACCGACGCCCTACTTCTTAAATTTAACGAGCTAACTTTGACCGATGAAGATACCCAGTCAAAGATCGATGAGCGATATTTAAGGATGCAGGTAATTACCCCTAATGAGGTAAGAATTAGAATGGGTATGGTTCCATTGGACGGCGGAGATAAAGTCGTTGAATTAAAACCACAGGCAGCAGCAGAGCAAAGAGCACAGGCAGGGAAAACCAGAACTAGAGATTCTGAAAGGTCTGCAAATTCCCCAGATATTTCTGGAGAAGGCCGAAATGCTCAGGGCGACGGAAGACAAGTCGACTAACCCTACTCAACTGATTATTTGCCTTATATACAATAACGTTATAAAATTAAGCATATGAATATTGAGAAATCTCTTTGGTCTTCGCATGGCGATAACATAACGTTATCCGTGCCATTTACCAAAGTAAACCGTGAAAAACGCACAGTCTCAGGATTTGCAACACTTGATAATGTTGACCAGACTGGTGATGTAGTCACCTCTGAAGCAAGCATGAAAGCATTCGAAAATTTCCGTGGAAATCTTCGTGAGATGCATCAGCCAGTTGCAGTAGGTAAGATTGTTTCTTTTAAACCAGAAACTTATTACGATCCAGCATCAAAAGAATTCTATAACGGAGTTTATGTAGATGCATACATTTCCAAGGGCGCTCAAGATACATGGGAAAAAGTTTTAGACGGAACCCTCGCAGGTTTCTCTATCGGCGGAAAGATTATTGAATCAGATAACGAAGTTAATAAAGCAACAGGTAAGACTGTAAGGTTTATTAAAGACTATGCTCTAATGGAGTTGTCAATTGTAGATTCGCCAGCAAACGAACTATGTAACATATTGTCAATCTCTAAGATGAACGGTCAGCTAGTATTTAAAGGAATGGCAGCAGATATCGTAACAGAAAATATTTTTTATTGTAACGAATCTGATTCAGTATTCATTTCCACAGAGTCATCATATGATTCCCCAGTTACAGGTAAGCCTGCAACATTAATCGGATGGGTAGAGTCAAACGATGTTAACAAAGCAAAAGAGATAGATAAGATTCTTGATTTACATAAAAAGTCAAGATTGTCGACGCCTGAAACACAAATTGCAAAACAGGCAGACATAGAAGGAGGTAAAGAAGTGTCAGATAATACAGAAAACGTAGTTGCAGAAGATGCAGTAGCACCAGAAGCAACCGTAGAAGACACAGCAGTAGATGCTCCCGTAGAGGAAGCACCAGCTGTTGAAGAAGCTCCTGCAGATGCAGTAGCAGACGCTTCTGCCGAAACTCTAGAAAAAGCAGCCGACGTATCAGAAGTTATGGTTGATGAACCTGATTTTGCAAAGATGCTTGGCGATCTAAAAGGCTTTTTCTCAGAAACACTAAATAAGGCTTCAGAAGCAAATGCTGCTCAAGTTTCACTTATCAAAGATACAGTTGAAACATTCAGCAAGAGCGTTGATGGTCGTATTTCAGAATTGGCAGAACAACATACAGCTCTTTCAAAGGCTGTAGAAGATATCAAGAACACGATTGATGGCGTAGAAAAGCGTGTCGATGCAGTAGAATCAGAGACTGCAATTAAGAAGTCCTCAGACCTTGGCGGGTCTCAGGAAGTAACAATCAAAAAATCAAAGTGGAACGGTTCTTTCCTCGGTTCCGTAACAGAATTAATTAAATAAGGTAGGTGAAATATAATATGAGTAACGAAACATTACAAAAGGCAATCGAAGCAGGCACAACTGCTACAAGTACCTTTGCATCCACTACAGGTGGAGCAGGAGTTCACGTAGCTAGCGAAGCTGGCAACGGTGGTCTTCTAAATGCAGAACAATCAGCCCGCTTTTTAGATTATATGTTCGACGCAACCGTAATTGGAAAAGTCGCCCGTACAGTCAGAATGAGAAGCGATACATCAGAGATTGATCGTATGTCAGTTGGAGAGAAGCTTATGACTCTCGCAACAGAAGGAGATGCAACTGGTGCAAACGCAGCAGTTACTTTCTCAAAGATCTCTCTTACAACTAAGAAGCTTCGTTTGAACTGGGAACTTTCAACTGAGTCTCTAGAAGACAATATTGAAGGTCCAGATCTAGAAGATCACATTGCCCGCTTGATGGCAACACAGGCAGGTAACGACATTGAAGATGTAGTCCTTAACGGAGATACATCACTATCATCAGACAACCTATACAAGTCATTTGACGGTATTGTAAAGAAGGCAAAGGCTAGCGGACACGTTGTAGCTGGTGCAGGCGCAGGAGTATCTCGTGAGCTTTTCAACAAGGCTCTAAAGGCACTTCCACGTAAGTACAAGCAACGCCGTGGCGATTTACGCTTCTTGGTAGGTTCAAACCTAATCCAGGACTTCCTATATGCTAACAGCATTGGAACAAACCAGACAATTCCACAAGATATCGCATCAAGCGTTATCCGTGGCGCAACCCCAGGACTTGGTGGTCCAGCAGGATACGTAGCACCATTTGCATTTGGTATTCCAATTGTTGAAGTTCCTATGCTAAAAGAAGCAAAGGATGGTACATATTCAGGTGAGACTGGCGATCACGGAGATATCCACTTGACATTCCCAAATAACGTAGTTATTGGTATCAAGCGTGATGTAACTGTTTATCGTTTCTTCCAGCCACGTAAGGACTCAATCGAGTACACAATGTATACTCGTGTTGGCGTTCAAATCGAGCAGGCAGACGCTTGGGTGGTCGTAAAAGACGTTAAGGTCGCTTCCTAATAAATAGGATTTAGATCTGCTAAAAGCCCCCTAAATTAATTTTTAGGGGGCTTTTCATTTTAATTTAGTAATGCTATAATTGTTTAGAGTAGAAATAGGAGATATATATGTCATTTGAGACATTAAAAGTATCTGAAGTAAAAAAGATTGCAGAAGATTTTGCAGTTGATACAGATGGTCTAAAGAGTAAGGCCGATATCATTGCCGCCCTTGCAGAAGAAGGCGTAACTTGGTCTGTATATAACAAGACCATGGACAATATGGAAGAAGAAGATATGACCGTAGAAATCTTGCCTAAGTTTGATCCAAAGGCGGAACAACCAGAAAACACAGTATTAGTAAGAATGACTAGAGATAACTTTAGATATGATATTATGGGATTTACGTTCACAAAAGAACACCCATTTATCGCAATGAGTAATGAAGCAGCGCAAGCAATTTTTGATAAGGAGGAGGGCTTTAGATTAGCAACTCCAAGGGAAGTCCAGGAGTACTACAACTAGTCTAGCCTTTTAAATGGCAGAGATATTAGTAGGTTCACAATCTCCAGTAACACATAAGGTGTTCTGGAATGGAGACGTTGCAAACGCAACCTCTGCACCAATTGTCAAAATTTATGACGTAACAAATGATCCAGCAGTAAGTCCTGCCGTTCTTCCAACCACACTTTTAACAACTATTACTTCAACGCTGGATGAAAATAATCCAGGAACATATACCGTTAATGTGCCATATGCCTATACAGATAGAAATAGAACATTAAGATTAAAGTGGGAATATACCGTTGATGGGACAGCTGTTGTTAAAACAGAAGATGTGTTTGTTATAACCCCTTATGTTGATTTTAACCATATTCAGGATATGGGTTTTGCCTCAGATTCATCTGATCCAGGATATAAGTCATACTCAGATTTACTTAAAGCAGAAAAATATGCTCGTAAACAAATTGAAGGGTATACAGGACAGTACTTTTATTTATATGATGACGTATATGTTGTATACGGATATGAGTCAGATACTCTACCACTTCCCGCCAAAATTAACTCTTTGCAAAAGCTATTTGTAAAAGATATTTTACTTATAGATAATTTGTCTACCCCTACAGTCAACAACTGGGGACTAGCAGTAAATTTATCAGAAACAAAATTCGGTCTTAGGGTAGATAGATCTAGCACACTAGACAACGCTGTCTATATCGCAAACGGAATGGTGCCTCCAAGCATTCATGACTACTCTGGAATATTCCAATCTGGTATACCTTATAAGGTTCAAGCAAGATTTGGATGGGAGTCTGTTCCTGAGAATGTAGAACAGGCGGCGGCAGAATTAATGAAAGACTACTTCTCTAAGGATACAATGTGGAGAAACAAGTACGTTAAGAATATATCCACGTTTGATTGGGATTTTGAATACACAGGAGATGCATATACTGGCACTGGTAATGCTTATGCAGATAACCTATTAGCAGACTACGTATTAACAACCAAAGTAGAGATTATATAATGAACAGCATCGTAGACTCTGTCTTGTCTATGAACTTGGATGTATACAGACAGTCTGAGATTCAAGATACCGACACAGGAGCAATTGTCAGAGAATGGAATTATTATAAAACTGTTCCATGCCACGTTAAAGGAGTTATTAGTAACTCTGCTACTACCCGCTCTAGCGACAAGCAAATATTCTCAAACAAGTATTTAAACGATCAGGTTGTTCAGGTTAGAACTGCAGAGAAATTAACTGCCAGAGAAAAGGTTACAAACATCAGAGACTCTGAGGGTAACACTATCTGGAATGAGATTAATTATCCAAATGAAACCCCAACAGTATTTGAAGTAATGGGAACAACTCCAGTCACCGATCCATTTGGTAGAGTGATTGCATATAACTCATCTATGAAGAGATCGGAGAACCAGCAAATTGGACAATAGCGGAATGTTGGTTCAAGCGGCAAGCGGACTCGAAAGAATGATGTACGCAAATCAAAACGGACCTTTAAAAGATAGCACAGTAGCTCAGATATCAGCCTACGTATATTATGAGGCAGCAGTATTATCTAAGCTTACAACTAATGCTCAATTCAAATCATTGTTTACAAAAACAATGTTTGATCAGATAAATTTAGACTTTGGGAATTATATAGATGCATTAGCAAGATCAAAACCTAAGTCTTTGCATCATGTTTATGAATGGAAAAAAACAGGAAATAAAACTGCAAGGCTTTTTAGATTAAATAAAATTTCAGAAGAAGGATTATCGTTTAGAATAAACTACGACTTTTTGCCATCTAGATCTATGGTTCCCGCTTCAAGTGGAAGACGCAGACACATGTTTGCAAATAAGGCTGCAGTAATGGAAGCAGGCAAGCCTTTGGTTGTCAGACCTAAAAATGCAGAACGATTAGTATTTGAAATTGATGGAGAAACAGTATTTATGCCTAAAGGTAAATCGGTAACAGTTAGACGACCTGGTGGTTCTGCCTCAACAAATCAGTTTACTTTAGCGCATTCAAGATTTTTTAGCGGCAACTTAGTTAATTCTTCAATTAAGAATTCTGGATTTCAAAGAATATTTAACTCAAGTATGAGTAAGGCACTTAGGGTTCCTTCTAATATTAAAAAAGTTCAATATTCATTTTCTCCAAATCTTATTAGATCGCAGGCAGATGCCGCATTGATGGCGTCATTTGGAGGTGCAATGTGACGGCAAACTATAAGTTAGATGCAATGCTAGAGCTTCGTAAATATCTATGGAAAGAGTTATATACCCGTAATATATTTGATGAAGAGGATTATTGGTCAGACAACCTAAATGAGAATATTGTCCCAATTATCCCAGTTCAGCAAGCAGCCGAAATGAATCAGTTCTTGAGCGGCAAGAAGCATATAGTGTATGACAAGATAGGCATGTCTTATGAAGACAACTGGCTAATTTGCTGTGAGCAAATTATGTTTACCCTATATTCAACATCGGTGGCAGATATAAATGAGATCCGAAACTATATGACTGATGAGTTTAGAAGGATGGATGAGTCTGCCAAAGATATAAACAAATGGACGGATCTGTCAAATAAATTTA